GTCCTCAGTCGGCGCAAAAGTGCCCCTGACGACAGACTTGGCATACGGTGAGTTAGCATTAAACTATGCTGATGGTAAACTGTATTTCAAGAACTCTTCCAATGAAGTTCAATTTCTCGGTTCATCTTCTGCAACCGAAACCCTCTCCAACAAAACCCTAGTTAATCCAATAATTGCTACTGTAGGTGGTGATGAGGGTGGAGAAATTTTATTAGGTAAACCACAAACTAATACTACTCTTGTTGGTACTGGTATAACAATTGATGTGTACCAAAATAAACTTCGTTTCTTTGAGCAGGGTGGTACTGCTCGTGGTGTATTTGTTGATATAACTACCACTGGTGGTGGTGTTTCTTCTGAAATTATTACCAACAATGGCACACAAACACTCTCCAACAAAACTCTAGCATCACCAAGTCTTAGTGGCACAGTTGCAATAACTGCCACCACGTTACTTTCTATCAATGGAGTTACTGGTAATACTGGGCAGTATCTTGCTCGTGGTCCAACTGGTCTTACTTGGACTAATGCACCATCTCCTGCCCTGTCATCTCTTTCAGACGTTGCAATCAGTAGCCCACAAGCCCAACAAGTTTTAACATATACAGGTTCCGCATGGATTAACGCTGCATCGAATGCAGTTGTTGCTTCTGCGGTTTTCGCTACATCCCAATCAGATCTTGGATACGTATATGACAGTAACGTAACTATCACAGAAAACTTGGGTGCAGTCAGCGACATCGCTTATAACATTTATGATTTGGGTGTTCTAAGTTTCACAGGTATTATTTCATTGAACAACATCGACCAATCGATCAAATCAGATTATCTTGGTTACTCAATTATTTTCGGATTCTAAGGATATACAATGGCACGTCAGTTAGTTGAAAAATATATTTTCTCACCAAACGCAGCGGGAACAGGAACTGTTAAGTTTCCTGGTAAGGTTGATTTAACACAGCTTTTGATTGTTGCAAACAAAACTCAACAAACAAACATCTACGCTATTGGTGATCCAACAAAAAATGGTACGATCTCATACGACCCTGCTGACACTACATTTACTGGTGGATCTAATCAGTATTCTGAACAGGTTGGTGTAACTACTGTTGTTTTTGCAGCTGATACTGCATCAATGTTGTCAACAGACAAACTTGCTATTTACACTGATGCCCCAAAATATATTGGTAACGTAACCCGTCCATATGCTTTCGGTGTTGATGCTATTGAACGTCAACGTGTTGCTAACCCGCAATCCTTAATTGATGCTGACTTTGAATATGGTCTTCAGCCTACTAAGTGGCAGAACTATTCAGATATCCGTGGCATTCCAGGTATCTACGAAAAGCCAGGTCTTGACTTGTTCATTACTAACATTACGTCAGATGGTGGCAACCCATCTATTATGACTGTTACTTGTTCACAGGATCACGGTCTAAGTGTTGCTACTCCAGTTATTATCTTCGGTTGCGCTGGCGTTTCAAATGCTGCTCGTTCTGAAGGTGCGTTCGTTATTAATACTGTTCCATCTTCAACTACATTTACTTACTTTGCCAAAGGTATTGTTGGTGTGAATGGAACTTCAGTTTACAATCAATCTACTTACGCACGTCGTGGCGGTTTCTATGCTGGTTCTAGTTTACCAGTTACTGGTTATGTTTCTGATGCTAACTCTCCATCTAAAATTACAGTTACATGTTCAGCCAACCATGGTCTGATTGCTGGATCTCCACTTGTTAATATTGTAACTTCTGTTGGAACAAATCATGAATTGATGGGTGGTAACTTCTTCGTGGAAACTGTTCCTACGCCAACTACGTTTACGTTTACTGCTCGAGTTGGTGGAGGTGTTGCTAACTCTGGTATTACTGCTACAACTTATACTCGTTCTGATGCGTTCGTTCAACACAGACCATTTGATGGTGGTGTTAACATTGGTACATTCTTACCTTCTCATGGTGCATCCGTATCTCGTCAAACAAAGAAGTACATGCGTTACCAATCAGGTAAGGGTATTCTTTGGACTTCTGGTGTTTTGTTTAACCCAGTTCTAAACCTTGACCAAATTTCTGCAGCAGCTACTACTGTTGGTTCTGTTATCACTGTATCAACTGAAGTTGACCATGGTTTACAAGCTGGTTGTACTATTGAGATCGCAGGTGTTGTTACTTCAGGATACAACGGTGTCTACGGTGTTGTTTCTATTGTTAACGAATCTACATTTACAGTTTCTGCCCAAGCAACTCTTGGGTCTACTTCTGCCGTTATTACAAACCTTCCACGTGTTACTGTTAAGAACTGGATCGGTGCATCTACTCGTGTTGGTGCATTTGATGATCAGAACGGATTGTTCTGGGAATTTGATGGTCAAGAATTAGCAGTTGTTAAGCGTTCTGCAACATATCAGCTATCTGGCTTTGTTTCTGTTACTGCTGGTTCACAGGCTATTACTGGATCTGGAACTCGTTTCACTCAGCAATTAAAAATGGGTGATAGTATTGTTATTCGTGGTATGACTTATCGTGTTGGTTCTATTACCAATGATACCACTATGACAATTAACCCAGAGTATCGTGGTGTTAATAACTCGTCAGGTATTAAAATTGCGCAGGTTATCGACCAACGTGTACCACAGTCTCAGTTTAATTTTGATAAAATTGATGGTAATGGTATTTCTGGTTATGCAATTAACTTGAACAAGATGCAGATGTTGGGTATCTCATTCTCTTGGTACGGTGCTGGTTTTATTGACTTTATGCTCCGTGGTCCAGATGGTAATATGATTCCTGTTCACCGTATGAGACAAAACAACGTGAACGATGAAGCATACATGCGTACTGGTAACAGTGCGGTTCGTTATCAAGCTATTAATGAATCTGCCAGAGATCGCTTAGCAACTACAATGGATAACTCTGTTACATCAGTTGTATTGTATGACGCTTCTCGTTTCCCATCTACTGGTGGTACTGTTCTTATTGATAACGAATACATTACCTACACAGGTAAATCTGGAAATACACTAACTGGATGTACTCGTGGAGCTTCATTCACAATGTTTGTTGGCGGTTCTACTAAGACATTCTCTGGTGGCGCAACTGCAGTTCATGCGGATGGTAATGGGTTTAATGCTGTAACACTAATCACTTGTACTTGCGCACCTATTGTTAACCACTGGGGTTCTTCGTACATTATGGATGGTGGTTTTGATGAAGATCGTGGTTACTACTTTAACTACGCTGCAACAAACCAAGCATTTACTGCTAATCAATCTAAGACAGTATTCTTCTTAAGACTAGCGCCATCTGTATCGAACTCAATCGCTGGCGCATTCGGAGATCGTGACTTAATTAACCGATCACAATTGCTACTACAGAAGTTACAAATTACTGCAACACAAAACGTACAGGTTTATGGTATTTTGAATCCAGGTAATATTGATGCGTCGTCTTTAACATGGACTTCAGTTAACACTACTGGTTTGGGTTCACAACCTTCGTTTGCGCAGATCTCAACAAGTAATACAACAGCAGCGGCTCCAGGTGAACAAAACTTTTCAACACTGGCTCAAATTAACGGCTTCGCTGAAATTGACTTATCGCTGTTGAAAGAATTAACAAACTCTGCCATTGGCGGATATAGTAACTATCCAGATGGTCCAGACGTTCTGGCAATTGTTGTTAAAAATCTATCTGCAGCATCGGCAACATGTAACATTAACTTATTCTGGTCAGAAGCACAAGCCTAAATATATCGAATTAGAGGAAAATTATGTCAACACAAGTACAATTTAGACGAGGTACAACAACACAGAACAATGCGTTCACTGGGGCGCAGGGTGAACTTTCTGTTGACACTGACCTTAAAACCATTCGTCTACACGATGGAACTACCGCTGGTGGTGGTTCCACTATGCTTAACAACGTCTCTACTCAGACAGCCCTAAACAAAACATTTAGTACTGGTTCTGTTTGGCAGGGTAATGCTGTTGGTTTAGGATACGGTGGTACTGGTTCTGCCCTCACAGCAACAGCTGGTGCCGTTGCATATTCTACATCTGGTGGATTGGCTCTTACTTCATCGGGAACTTCTGGACAATTATTAGTTTCTGGTGGATCTAGCAGTCCAACATGGGTTTCTGCTTCTAGTATCTCCGCAGGTTCTTCTACATTAGCTACTACTGCCACTAACATTGCTGGTGGTTCTGCTGGTCAGTTAATTATTCAGGCTGACACTAACTTATCAACATTCATTACAGCTGGTGCTTCTGGCACATTCTTGAGATCTGCTGGCGCTGGTTATGCTCCTACTTGGGCAACTGCCGACGTTACAATCGGTACTACCGTTATTTCTCTTGGTAGTTCTTCTACTTCTCTTGCTGGGTTAAACATTCTTGCAGCAACTGGAACTAGCCACTGGTTGTTGCCAGTCGGTACTACAGCACAGCGTCCAGGGTCTCCAGCAGTTGGTATGATCCGTTACAACACTAGCATCTCTGGATTCGAAGGATATGCTTCTGGTGCTTGGTCTTCACTTGGTGGTGTTAAGTCTGTTGATGCATTAACATATATCCGAGCAGAAACTTCTGCTGGTGCTTCTAATGGTGAATTAGAATTTTATGTTGAAGACGTTGCAGGTACTGGTTCTGTTAAAGCAATGGGTATCACCAATACTGGTGTTGTTATTGCTGGTAACTTAACTGTAAACGGCACAACTACAACTATCAATGCAGTAACATTAACTGTTGACGATAAGAATATTGAATTAGGTTCTGTTGCTTCCCCTACTGATACTACTGCTGAGGGTGGTGGTATTACTCTAAAGGGTGCAACAGATAAAACCATTTTATGGGGTGCTTCAACTGGATGGCAAAATGATGATGCCATCAGAACAACAAGAGCATTTACTGGTACTACTTCAAGCACAACTGCGACTGCTATGTTGGCTATTCCATCTGCCACTTATCGCTCTGGCGAGTTAACTATGCAAGTAGTTAACTCTACTGCTTATCGTATTCTTAAATTGTTTTTCATTCATGATGGAACCACTGTAACCTTATCAGAAAACTACTTAACTGGCGGTGAAGTTCAAACTGCTGCAACTAATACAACATTCACAGCTACTATCTCAGCAGGAACACTAACTCTTTACGCTACAGCGTCTAGTGGAACCTCTGTGATTAAGGGTGAAGCAACTCTATTCAAGGTGTAATAAATGGCTATTCCAACATCTAGAGAATCTCTAAAACAATACTGCCTAAGAGCACTTGGTGCTCCAGTGTTGGAAATCAACGTTGACGATGACCAACTCGAAGACCGCATTGATGAGTGCTTAGACTACTGGCGTATGTACCACTACGACGGTATTGAAGAAGTGTATCTAAAACAACAGATTCGTGCTTCTGAGATTATTCTTACGACAGCTACAGCTGACCAGTTTGCATTAGAAGAACGTATCACAGGTGCTACATCTGGAGCGAAAGCCACAGTAACTCGTGAGTCTCAGCGTATGTCTACTGGCACTCTATTGCTTGTAAAGAACATCGTTGGAACATTCATTCCAGGCGAGGCTATTCAAGGAACAACAGTTACTGCAACTACAGTTTCTATCACACTACGTGAATACGATAATCGTTACATCAATATCCCAGACTATGTTTATGGTATTACTGATGTGCTTTCTATCGGACAAGCGTCGTCTTCTAAGAACATTTTCGACTTACAGTATCAACTACGTTTGAATGACTTGTATGACTTAACGTCTACATCTATCATTTACTACACTACTGTTATGCAGCATCTAGACTTACTAGACTGGACTCTTAACGGCAAAAACAATTTCCGTTTCAACCGTTTACAAGATCGCATGTATCTTGATATCAACTGGCAGTCTGATGTAGCCTTCGGGGATTATGTTATTATCAAGTGTTATCGTGCCATGGATCCAACACAATGGTCTAAGATCTGGAATGAACAATGGTTGAAACGATATGTTACAGCGCAGTTCAAGAAACAGTGGGCTATCAATATTAAGAAATTCACTGGCATTCAACTTCCAGGTGGTGTTACTCTGGACGGTGATAAACTGTATCTAGAAGCCACTGCTGAAATCGCACAGTTAGAAGATGACTTACAAAACAAGTCTGCTCCATTAAACTTTATGATGGGTTAAGATGTCAACAACTAATGTTTATTTCACACACGGTACTCGCAACGAGCAATACCTTGTAGAAGATTTAATCATCGAATCGTTACGCATGTACGGTAACGAGGTAATGTACATTCCAAGAACATTAGTTTCTAAAGACAATATTCTAGGTGAAGATCGTCTAAGTAAATTTAAGTCCGCATTCCCTATCGAGATGTATTTCGAGAACGTAGACTCTTTCGGTGGACAAGGTGCATTTATCCAGAAGTTTGGTCTTATGGTCGAGCAGTCAGCTACACTGGTAGTTGCTCGTCGTCGTTGGGATCAATTCATTGGACGTTATGGTGCAACTCAATTACCTAACCGTCCAAACGAAGGCGACTTGATTTATTTCCCGTTGTCTAAAGGATTGTTCGAAATCAAATTCGTGCAACACCAAGATCCGTTCTATCAACTAGGTAAGCTATACGTGTATAAGCTACAAGTTGAATTGTTCCAGTATGCTTCTGAAGCTATTGATACTGGCATCGCTGCTATCGATACGTTTGAATCTCTTAAGACTTTCAATACTAATACAACCCGCAATCCACATGGCGAGATCTTTAAGGTTAACGTGACACATCAAGGATCTGGATATACTACAGCTGCAGTATCAATTGCAAGTTCTGCAGGTTACGGTGCTGTACTAACTCCAGTTATCACCAACGGTTCTATTACAAGCATCACTATCACAAACCCAGGAACAGGTTACCAATTACCTCCAGTATTGACAATTACTGGTAATGGCTCTGGCGCTCTTGCTACTTGTGAAGTTGAAATTAATATCGACAAGTCTGATTCATTCGGTGACAATAACAAATTTAAACAAGAAGCATCAACTGTTCTTAACTTTGATGAGTCTAACCCATTCGGTGAGATAAACAATGCTTAACGGAAACGTATACTACCATGGAATTATCCGAAAGGGTATCGTGGCTTTTGGTCGCCTGTTTAGCGATATCTACATTGATCGTAAAATTGGTGATTCAGTTAATGGCGAGACAGCACAACGTCTACAAATTCCGCTAGCTTATGCTCCAAAAGAAAAGTGGATTGTTCGTTTGGACTCTGATCCAAACTTAGAGAACAATACTTACACTACTCTTCCAAGAATGTCATTTGAGATTACTGGTTACAGATACGATGCCCAACGTAAGACTAACCGTATGCAACAGATTAAATCTGGTACTGGAACAAACCAGCCTACTGTTTATACACCAGTACCATACACGTTGGACATCTCCTTGTATATCTTAACTAAAACTCAAGAAGATGGT